ATCTTCTATTGTGTACTTGTGTTTTGGTTTTTTTCCTGATAAATCTAGTACTACATTTTTAGAAGAGTTGGCTGGTTCTGGAGTTGATATTTTTTTATTTTTCCTTGTTTTGGTTACAGACTTTGATATTTTTTTGGTTCCTGTTTTAGTTTTGGTTCCTATTTTAGATAAAGTCCATTTATAAACACCATTCTTGTCAACCTTTGAAATATATGTTTGTCCATCATTTCCTTTCATCGTTTTGCCTTTACAGTCCATGGCAGAATACGCAGGAGAATTTCTGGATTTATATTTTTTTGTTTTTAGTTCTTTACAAGACATGTGATTTATATATTCCTAGATTTTTTATTTTTAACATGCGTTCCCTTTTTACTAAATAATATTTAGCATTATAGTATACTATACAAGTTATTACGAAAGAAATAAATGACACTTGAAAAAAAGAATATACATACCTAGATTCTTTTTTTTATTTTAAATATACCGAATCAATGTAAAATGTCCTAGACTTTTATATCTTTCCCTTTTTATTGCGTTTTATGTACCACCCATAATGATCAAATCTTTTTCTCAACACTTTTACCTTATAAGTTTTTAAGTTGTATCTATCTAGTTTTGATTCCCCCATACCATATAGTTGTGTATATGCATCTTCTTCAAGATTTAAATCTTCATTCGGAACATATTTAAACTTTGGGCCTTCTTTCACTCTTCCATCATTAAGCATAAAATAAGTATATTTCTTACCTACTGCGTACGGGTAAGGGACAGAATTATTTCCTAGAGGAGAATAATATTTTTCAATAGTATCCCCGTCTACTGTGGTAAATTCCCGTATTCCGTGGTTTCCAATAAAAATATATTTTCCGGGTCCAGTTTCTAAAAGAACAGTATTTCCTCTCCACATACCCTTTTTGTCATAATCCGGCAACTTTAGATCATTGTCTCCTGCAAAAAGTTTTTTATATTTTATGTCTAATAACTTTGTTGAAATATAATAGGCATCCTTTTCTTCATCATAGTCTTGTCCATATACTTCCACTCTATTACCATAGTCATATACAATATAAGGATTGTCGCCATTATCTTCTATTTTGTACTTGTGTTTTGGTTTTTTTCCTGATAAATCCAGTACTACAATTTTTGAAGAGTTGGTTGGTTCTGGAGTTGATATTTTTTTATTTTTCCTTGTTTTGGTTACTGACTTTGATGTTTTTTTGGTTCCTGTTTTAGATAAAGTCCATTTATAAACACCATTCTTGTCAGCCTTTGATATATATGTTTGTCCATCATTTCCTTTCATCTTTTTACCTTTACAGTCCATGGCAGAATACGCAGGAGAATTTCTGGATTTATACTTTTTTGTTTTTAGTTCTTTACAAGACATGTGATTTATATATATATTCGTAGATTTTTATTTTTAACATGCGTTCCCTTTTTACTAAATAATATTTAGCATTATAGTATACTATACTATTTGCAACAAAAGAAAGAAATGACACTTGAACTAAAAAAATTTGATATGAGGAGTATTAGTTTTAAGCCTGGAGAGAGCAAGGGTCCCGTCATTGTTTTAATTGGACGTCGTGATACAGGAAAGAGTTATCTTGTTAAAGATTTACTCTACTATCATCAAGATATTCCAATTGGAACCGTCATTTCGGGAACAGAAGAAGGAAACGGATTTTACACTAAACTTGTACCAAAACTTTTTATTCACAATGAGTACAATACTGCAATAGTTGAAAATATTTTGAAACGTCAACGATCTGTGTTGAAACAAATCAAAAAGGAAATTGAGACGTTTAAAAAAACAACAATAGACCCTCGCGCATTTTTAATCATGGATGATTGTTTATTTGACGACTGTTGGTCTCGCGACAAGATGATGCGACTTCTTTTCTTAAACGGACGTCATTGGAAGATTATGCTCATCATTACCATGCAATATCCACTGGGTATTCCTCCGATTCTTCGTACAAATATAGATTACGTGTTTATTTTGAGAGAACCGTATATTGCAAATAGAAAACGCATATATGAAAACTTTGCAGGAATGTTTCCAACCTTTGAATCGTTTTGTCAAGTCATGGACCAATGCACAGAAAATTATGAATGTTTAGTAATTAATAATAATGTAAAATCCAACAAATTACAAGATCAAGTATTTTGGTACAAGGCAGACGGTCACAATGATTTCAAATTAGGATCCAAAGAATTTTGGGAACTTTCCAAGGGAATGAATTCTGATGATGAAGATGCAAAATATGATCCAAATTCTGCGAAAAAACGAGGAGCTGGTCCAAAAATAAGTGTGAAGAAAACAAAATGGTAGACTCGTTTATTCATTCCCTCTACTTTTCTGCATGTAAAATAAATCATTGGAATGTCTATAGAGGAAGATATACATCAAGGCCTCTCTTTAGAAGTTACTGATAAAAAACCCATTCTATTTTCCGTAGGACATCGTTGCACATCAGCTTCTCTCATTAAAGAGTTGCGTCTTCGGTTTGAAACGCATCCATTTGACTGGGTTGTTTCCAAATTGAATACAATTGTTCATTGTATAGAAACAGATTTTAGCGAATTTTTGAATCCTGCAAATTATGAGAATTTTCAAACGGAAACCTTTAACTTGTGTGATGGTGTAAAATCCCATATATGTTTTGAGAATCCAATTATAAATATACATTATGAAAAGGATGCAGGAGAGAACAAAATTGGAACATATGGATTCAACTTGGCTACAACTCATCATGATATCCGAGTTGAACATGATGCAGAATATTTTCAAAGATGCATCGCCCGTTTCAATAAACTATTACAATCAGATGAGAGAAAATTTTACTTGTACGTGCATCCAATTATGGGTCTCGCGCAATATAATGAAGAAAATGTAGGACTACAAACACAATTTACAGCCTTTTCTGAATATATGAATGATAAAACCAAAAATGCAAGTGGGCTTTATTTTTTCATTGTTAAGAATGAAGAGAGAAAAGGTCAAATAGATTTATTATTTCAAAATAATAGTAGTATTATACATGTATTGTATGCAAATAATAATTTGGTAGATGGAGGAGCTGTTTTTAGTGGAGATTTTTATAATGAACAATATGTACTACTTACAACTATTGAAAAATTCATCTACTCTACTTGAATCCTACGTGACTACACTATAATAAGATGTCTAACTAGTACATCATATTATAACGGGATTATATAAACTTATACAAAGTTAAAAATTGGTTCAAATTTATTACTCTATCTTCTTTTTACTGAACGGCCCACTAATGAGCTCACTCTGACCATTATCCGTCTTACCAACAACAATATTTTCACCCTCAAATAACTCACTACGAATATCCGCCGCTGAAATTACCTCATTCTCTTCTTTTCCAAAACGCAAATTTTGTTCTTGTGTGTTTGCTAATCCAACACCGATCAAGTTTCCCTCATCATCAATCGTCTGTGTCAAAGTATTACCGGATTTTTCAGCATTCTTAATATTTTCTTCAATCGCCTTCTTCTTCGTGTCTTTAATTCTTTGTTCAAATGAATTCTTTGCATTGGTTTCATTCTTCCCCTTTTCACTCATGAGTTGATTGAGTTCCTCCTCCATGTATTCTACACGACCCGTCTTGTAGGCTTCAGGCTCCCAAGGCATCCACAATCCAACGGGTCCAACATACACATCATGATTGGGGTCAATTTCACGCAACATTTTACAGCGCAACTCGGCCTCCTCCACCGAAGGATAGACACCACGAATTTTAATTCCTCGGGTATGAGTTTGGAAATTATTAGAAATACCAAACGATTTTTCAAGTTTATCTTCGTTCTTATCAATAAATGTCTTGTAGTCGTCAAAAAGTGTAGAATAGTTGATTGAATCTTTTTCTTCTTGTATAAAATCCTTCAAATCATGAATAACGTCATCAAAAACTAAATTGTACTTGGCTGAAATAAAATTTAGAAAATTGTGAAACTTTTCCATACTTTTATTCAATTCCCATTGTTTTAGGAACTCTTCAAAAAAGAAGACATTTTTATTCTTCAAGATATTTTCAGGGGAAACAAATGAAACGCAGACAAATTTTTGATTGGCTATGGGTTTATCTTCATCTAACAAATCAACATATTTTGAATTTTCAGTTCCATCCTCGTTCATCTTTCTCTCAAATGCAAACTTTGATTGGCTCATTTATATATTTTATTACGGCTTGATTTTAAGCATTTTATTTGAAATATATATATATATATATATATTTTTATTTATTTTTTCTATTGTTTAATATAAATGGCGGGAGCAATGTTTGACTTTCAAGAAATGATTAACCGCATCATTAAATACTTTGTGGAAGGCCTCATGGTTGCTTTTGCGGCATTTGCCATTCCCCAACGTTCTCTCAATTTAGAAGAAATCGCCATGATTGCATTAACGGCTGCTGCTACCTTTAGCATTCTAGACACTTATATTCCCAGCATGGGTGTAAATGCTCGTACAGGTGCTGGATTCGGAATCGGTGCCAACTTGGTAGGATTTCCCGGCGGGCTTTAGAATATAATTTTATAGTTTTATACACGCTATAAAATTATTTTATTTGTATATATGAGACTAATATATGGTAAATAAAATGGTGTATAAATATAATAAAAAAAATAAAAAAACTATAAAAAGAATTACAAAACGTGGAGGGACTAAAAAACGCAAGAGAGAAAGCGAAGTCCGATCTCAAAGTAGATCTATGTCTATTGAAAGAGACACTATACACGAAGTTGAAGAGTGTGAAAAAAAGATTAAAAAATTAAATGAAAATTTGGCAGAATTGAGAAATGAAATATATGATCTTAATGAATATTTAAGAGAATGTAATGAAGTTCGCAGGCAATTTATTACACGAGATATAATTGAAAGCCGTGATATACCCCGAGTAGAGGCTATGATGGCAAGAACATCTTCTCCAATTTATATTGATGATGCAATAGAGTTAGAACGTGCTCCGCGTTATTGGTAATTTATAAATTTTTATACTATATTATTAAAATTTATTTTACATTTTTTTTACATGGTTACATCGTGGGTATAAATTCCCAGTTCAACTCTTCACAAATCTTTTTCCAAATATTATCCTGATCTATTCTCTTCTCTCTATCCTTCAACATGGGAAAATGTTCCAAATATTGATTCTCACCCAATAGTTCGCACAGCTTGTATGCTGTATAATAATAATTCAAGAAATTAACGCGATCATCTGGACAAAACTTGGAATAAGGTGCCTGTAACTCCATGAAAAGATTGAACAAGGTATCTTCAAACTCAACCGTCATTATAGGTGGTTTTATACCGAGCTTTTCTTTAATATAAGGAATATGTTCATAGTACTTGTTATAGCTCAACTTTTTCAAAATTTCCTTTGTTTTAGCATTAGTAATTTGAGAAATGTCTATTCTCTCTTTTTTGATTTGTTGTTTAATATTTTCAATGACTTCAGCAGGTATTTGTGTAGTTTCCTTCCCCTGAAATTGAGCAATAATTTCTTTGAAATGATTGATTCTTTTATAAGCATAAAAACATACTTCTTTAGGAGGTTCTTTGTAAGACGGCTTGTCATTTTCTACAAGATATAATATATTTCTTGAACAAGAGTTACATAGAAGAACCCCTTCATCTTCTAGTGGAATTAATTCTCCTTTATTGCAGTACTGGCATATGTTATTTGGAAGAACATATTGATTCATATCTAAAAAGTTGTCGTCTAAATTGCTCAAATATTTTTGTACAATATTATTAGACTTTACCTCATTCATACTTGAATCTTCCACTTTAATTTTAAAAAAACTATCAAGCAACTTACTTTTATTTAATGGGACACTTTCTTTAGAAGAAATATTCTTCTTATTTTCAAAATATTCAAAAATATATTTAGAATTGTCCAAGTAGTATTCCTTTTTCTTTGAGAGAATAGATTTTATTTGTTTAGAAATATCTTCAATCTTGTCTTTTAATTCCAATTTTTCTTCTATGGAGAGGGATGATTTTATATCTTCCAGCTGTTTTTTTAATTTAGATTTTTCACTTTTTAATTCGGGTATTCTATCTGATTCATCTTTTGCGAATTGAGTTACAAATTCTTTATGTTTACCATCTAATGTAATTGCACTTTTTTTATTTACTTTTATTTTTTTCGCCGCTTTAGGCTTAAATGCAGGCATTCTGTATATATTGTATATGACAAAACACTTGTTTAACTAATAATTTTTATAAAAACTATTCTAGTTAAAAAAAAGAATTACTTTTCTTTCTTTTTACTATATTTACTATACTTTACTATACTTTAACTACAATACATGGACATAAATTTACATTTGGATAATCACGATAGCAAAAAAATTGACGGAATTAAATTTCAAAAAATGCTTTTAGTATTCAATGCATTAGAAGATGGATGGACAGTGAAAAAACGAAATGAATCTTTTATTTTTATTAAAAATCATGAAGGAAAAAAGGAAATATTATCCGATTCTTATTTACAACAATTTTTAAAGACGAATCTAGACATTGCCTCAATGATTGCATAATTTAATTATTTTTAAACTTATTTATTTTATACTGTATTTACAATGCGCAAGAGTATAACATAAATATAAATTATTGAGGTATAACTATATAAAAAGATTTTACCAATTAGTTGAATTAAATTCATTTTCAAAAAATTATTTTCTTTAGCCATTGTATAAAATGGGAGGTGGTTTAATGCAACTCGTCGCCTACGGCGCCCAAGACGTCTACCTCACTGGTAACCCGCAAATTACTTTCTGGAAAGTAACATACCGTCGCTACACCAACTTTGCTATTGAGTCTATTGAGCAGACTTTCAACGGCCAGGCCGATTTCGGTCGCCGTGTGCAATGCACGATCAGCCGCAACGGCGATCTTGCCTACCGCACGTACCTCCAGGTGACTCTTCCCGAAATTAACCAGCTCATGTCTGGAAATGCCGGAGTCATCAACAACGCCGCCTACAACACGGGTGTCTATGCCCGTTGGTTAGATTTCCCGGGTGAGCAGATCATTGCCCAAGTTGAGGTTGAGATCGGAGGCCAGCGCATTGATCGCCAATATGGTGATTGGATGCACATCTGGAACCAGCTCACCATGACCGCCGAGCAACAACGCGGCTACTTCAAGATGATTGGTAACACCACCCAGCTTACCTTCATCACGGATCCCTCCTTCGCGAACGTTGACGGACCCTGTAACTCCCTTGCCCCTCGCCAGGTTTGCGCCCCCCGCAATGCCCTTCCTGAAACCACCCTCTACGTGCCCCTTCAGTTTTGGTTCTGCACCAACCCTGGTCTTGCTCTTCCTTTGATCGCCTTACAGTACCACGAAGTGAAGATCAACCTTGATATCCGCCCCATTGATGAGTGCCTCTGGGCCGTCACTACCCTCAGCTGCAACAGCTCTGGTGTTAGTGCCGGAACTAGTTCCCCTGCTTACGTCAATCCCACTTTCCAAGCCGGTCAAGCCACTCCCGGTCGCCCCGTCCCCGCCACCATCGCCTACAATCAGTCCCTCGTTGCCGCCTCCCTCTACGTTGACTACGTGTTTCTTGACACGGACGAGCGTCGCCGTATGGCACAGAACCCCCACGAATACCTCATCACCCAGCTCCAATTCACTGGCGACGAGTCTGTCGGTTCTTCCTCCAATAAGATCAAGCTCAACTTCAACCACCCTGTGAAGGAGCTCATCTGGGTTGTCCAACCCGATAGCAACGTGGATTACTGCTCATCCCTTGCTTGCGACTCCCTCCTCTTCAAGGTGCTCGGCGCCCAACCCTTCAACTACACCGACGCCATTGATGCCCTCCCCAACGCTATCCACGCTTTCGGAGGCCCCACTGAAGTCGCTGGTCCCTACGGTGGAAACACTCCCCAGTACGGTTTCATTGATGCCAACGGTCTTTTCCAAGACGCCGGCGCCCTTGATGCTTACCTTCCCCCCAACTGGACCGGATACTGGCACGGTTCCGGAAATCCTTACGACGAGCCCAACTTTGGCGGTCCCTACCTCACCAACCCCTACAACAATGGTGTTGTTGCCACTCAGACCACGGTTACTCCCCAAGTCCAAACCGGCTCTACCGTCTCTGATGCCGGCACATTCGTGTTGAGCGAGACCTCCCTTGACATGCACTGTTGGGGCCAGAACCCCGTCGTCACCGCCAAGCTCCAGCTCAACGGACAAGACCGCTTCTCTGAGCGTGAAGGTTCCTACTTCTCGTGGGTCCAGCCTTACCAATCCCACACGCGTTCCCCCGATGAGGGAATTAACGTGTACAGCTTTGCTCTCCGCCCCGAAGAACATCAACCCTCGGGTACATGCAACTTCTCGCGCATTGACAATGCCACCTTACAGCTTGTTCTCTCCAACGCCACTGTTGAGGGCACCAAGACTGCTAAGGTCCGTGTCTATGCTACCAACTACAACGTTCTTCGCATCATGAGTGGAATGGGTGGTCTCGCGTACTCAAATTAAGACCATATATCGTGTGGTTTTGTTCATATATTTATCTTGATTAGCCGAGTTTAATAATTAATGCTTTTTAATTATTAAAGCAAAAAACAATATAAAGACTTTTAGCTTTGCCAGCCGGCAAAGTAAATATATGAAAACGTTGATTATCCATTTTGAAGAGCAACGGGAGTGTACACTATAGACACCCTTTTCTTACCTGTTAGCACGATAAACCATGCAAATTATTTGGTCCTGATACTGAATATTCGGGAACAAAGGGAGTGTGTACTATGCACCTCCCAAGCCACTAATTGTTCATTTCATGAATATCATTTGCTTTTGTAGTAACAATACAAGTGCTGATCCGAATATTATTGCAGAAATTGAAGAAACAAAACTAACCAAAGTTCAAAATGTAGGTTATATTGCAAAATTAAACTCTGAAAAAAGTGACATTATTACAGTATATTTAGACAGAAAGACGGCGGCTGTTAAAAATAATTATATATCAATCTCTGCTTTAGACAATCCTGTAAAAAACTATACTCTTACAAAGGGTAATTATTATATTCTTTATGATAAATGTTCTAATCATCTCAAAGAAAAGTTTATTCAAAAATATGGAGTTCCAATTCTTTACAAAAATGGTGTTGGTCAGTATACATCTGAAAATCAACTTATTCAAGAATTTATATGCAAGTATGATTGTATAAAACAACTTAAAATAAGTGACAAAACATTAGCAAAAGCATTGAATAAAGAAGTATTGTATAGCAATCACTACTTTAGGACCCTTGATGAAAAATTAAGCATTGGAGAATAATATATTTTATCTGTATACTATACAATAATGACAAATGGACAATTTTGGTATGGTGGCTCAGTAGGGTTTCCCGGATTTCTCTATAAAAAAAATACTGGCGTCGGTGTTAGACGAAGCACAAAGTTTGCGCCCGGAGGAAACACAACATGCAACACTCCTCAAAACGTCTTTAATAAGTACAAGGCTGGAAACTCCGGCATCGGCGGAACAAATCTCGCCGTCCGAAGAGCCAAAAATAGAAAGGCCACACAATGCACGGAACAAACCTGTGCGCCTTGTTATATGACACTCGGACAATATAGCAACTACACGCACAATCCGAATGGATATACTGTGGGAGCTTGTCTCGTTACTCCATCCAACTTTAGGGTGATATAAAAAATGATATAAAATGAGAACAACTTAAAACCTTTTCATTTTATAATCTTATATTTAACAAAGATGTCAACCCCGAGAATTCTTCTCTTTGGTGCAAACGGGTGGATTGGAGGAAAAGTCTTTTCTCTCTTGTCTCAAATGGAAAATATCCAAGTGTTCCCCGCAAAATCTCGCGCAGATGATACCGACGCAGTCGCCGGAGAACTTGGAGAACTCGGACAAATAACGCATGTCATGTCTTTCATTGGACGCACACATGGAACGTATGAGGAAACAAAAATCACAACAATAGATTATCTTGAAAAGCCTGGGAAACTCGTAGAGAATGTCCGAGATAATTTATTCTCTCCAGTTTCTCTCGCTCTTCTTTGCAAAGACAGAGGAATTCATTTTACCTATCTGGGGACGGGATGCATTTTTGATTTTGATCAAGATCACCCCTTTGGAGAAGAAGTAAATGGTTTCACTGAACTAGACAAACCCAATTTTTTCGGATCTTCCTATTCTATTGTAAAAGGATTCACAGATAAACTTATGCATCAGTTTGAAAATTCCTCACTGAATGTGCGAATCAGAATGCCTATTACTCACGAAAATATTGACCGTAATTTTATAACAAAGATTACCAACTATGCAAAAATTTGCTCCATACCCAATTCCATGACAGTTCTCAATGAACTTTTGCCTGTATTAATTGACATGTCACTTCGGGGTGATACTGGCACGGTGAATCTTACAAATCCTGGCCTGATCTCTCATAATGAAATACTTGAAATGTACAAGGAAATTGTAGATCCCGGATTTGTATGGTCCAATTTCACAATTGATGAACAAAATCAGATTCTTCTTTCTAAACGATCCAACAACTATTTGGACACGACGAAACTATCCACAATGTACCCCCAGGTAAAAAATATAAAGGATTCTGTGAGAGAAATATTTTATGATTATGGTAAGTAAATTAGAGCGAACGAGGTCTTGTGTAACTACTCTCTATATACAAGTCCGCACTTGAAAAAATAAGAACAAGTAAAATAATTATTGAAATCATTCCAGAAATACATGTACCCAATATCTTGTACTCATAAGATGAATTTTGATAAATGTATTTTATAAAAGCAATCAACGGAGTTAATACAAGTATATTCCATATGTAATGATCTGTATTTTCCAAGTCACTGTCCGGATTTTTCTTCGTATTAAAAATAATATCAAATATATCTGGACCATAATTAAAATTTATCAATTCGTGGTGCTTTTCGTGAACACCATTTACGTGAAATATGGAATAATTTATATTATGAACCGTTGTATAAAACAAGTAAAAATACAAAATAATCCACTCATTCAAAAAATGCAACCCTAATACGTTTTTTACAAATAATGCAACTATAAAGATGCTACATTCTAATAAAATTTCAATACTATGGGAAACCCAATTTGCATGATTATGATGTTCTATATGAGTCAAGTTGTAAGGAAACCAACAATCCGAATGACTACAGTAGTGGACATAATAGGCCAAAAACATCATGATAAAAAATGTCCCGATTGCATATACATAATTCTCTCTTTCAAGAAAGTAGATGGAGAGAAAGATCATGGTCCAAGATTTATAATTTAAGAAAATGGAATTGTATACATGTTTTAGATTCATTGCATTCATTACATTCATTAGATTCACTACTATTATATAAGGTTTATTTGTTTTACTAGAAAATATCTCACACATATGATGCAAAATATTTTGAGAACAATAATAGACCAAATATTTACAATCAACTCAAACGTACTTTCATACGAATCTTCTGCCATATAGCAAATTCCCATATTTTGAAATGTTTTAATCCTTTGCTCAACCATAGATTTTCCTAAATATTTTTGTTCTAAAATAGTCAATGGACATTCATGAACAATGACATTTGCAATTCCATCTAGTGTAACAATAATTAGCATAATTATCAAATGTAGCAAACTATTATCAAAAATAATAATGCATATACCAGATATAATCAAAATGGAGTGAATTATAAAATAATAATAACCGACAATAATATTTCTCTCTTTAAAAAAATCCAAAATATATTTACAAGCAGTTCGTATGATATTTTTTAGAGGAGGTTTTTCATTTTCTTTATTGTTTTTATTTGTTTTTTTTGATTTCTTTGTTTTTTTTATTTGTTCTTGTTCTTCTAATATCATTAAAATTACTCATATTAAATTTTATATCATAAAACTCACTCATCTACCACAATCCCGTTTGTTTTCATAAAATTTTCTATACAAGAATTTTATGAAAAATTTGTTAGTTACTGGAGGTTGTGGGTTTATTGCATCCAACTTTATAAACTACTATTTCAATGCAAATCCAGAAGTAAATATAGTAAATATAGATGCCATGTATTATTGCGCGAATCAGAAGAATGTATTTGAGGAAATTCGCGAATCTCCCAGATATAATTTTGTAAAAGGAAATTTGTGTTCTCAAGACTTGATAAAATACATATTAGAGTCTCACAAAATTGATACTGTAATTCATTTTGCAGCCCAATCTCATGTTCAAAATTCTTTTGAAGATGCTCTTCAATATACAAATGATAATATTTTAGGAACTCACACTTTGTTGGAAATGTGCAGAAAATATGGAAAAATAGAAAAGTTTATACACATATCCACAGATGAAGTGTATGGAGAATCTATGCTTTCAGATGACGAGGAAAAGAAGAATGAAAATTCAATTCTTTGTCCAACAAATCCGTATGCAGCAACAAAAGCCGCCGCAGAACTTATTGCTAAATCCTACTATTTTTCTTTCAAGATGCCAATTATAATTACTCGCGGAAACAATGTATATGGACCAAATCAATATCCTGAAAAATTAATTCCGAGATTTATTCAGCTTTTGAAGGAAGATAAACCTGTAACAATTCAAGGAGATGGGTCTAATGTTCGCGCGTTTCTTCATGTGAGAGATGTATGTAGTGCATTGGAATGTATTTTGAACAAGGGTACGATTGGAGATATTTACAATATTGGTAGCGATGAGCATGATGAATATACAGTATTAGAAATTGCGAAAATGTTGATTCGCATGATAAAACAAACGGAAGATAAAGACTCGTGGATTTCTTATATTGAAGACCGACCGTTCAACGATAAACGCTATTACATAAGCAATGAAAAAGTAAAACAACTTGGATGGAAAATTAAAGTTGATTTTGAAGATGGATTGAAAGAACTTATTTAAGCTCTAGATATATATCTATATTTACACGTGTATAAAACACAATGAATACATGCAAAAATATAACCTATAAAGTATAATATAAAAAATAATTTAATAAAAAATTTACAAATCCATAATATTCTTGTTATAATATGTCTAGTATAATATGAATAAGTAACCAATGTAAATACAGGAAATAATATATTTACATGTATTGCAACAAAATGTATATACCAATTTTGCGATGGATATAATTCTTCTTGTTGAGATGTGTCATCTTGTAATACAGTAAAATACTTTCTACAAATGATACACGAACCTTTTCTAGAGATCCACACTTCTACACATCCGTCATGAACCCAGCAGTCACATTTACATTCTTTAAAAAAATCCTTTCTTTTTGCTATAATAGATACAAATTTTTGGGTTTGACTTAAAGTGGAATCTGTTTTTTCCAAACAAATTAAACATTCCGTATTTTCTTGTTCTTCTTTTTCATACTGATCTAAAGCTCCATAATTTTCATTAAAATCATAATGTTCTATTCTTGCAAAAAACATGTGCATATTTATAAATGTATACGTGTAATATAACTGTAATATAACTTATATTATAATCACAAAATAAAAATAACACACACACACACATCCACCCACACACACCCACACCCACCCACAGAAGTAAATACGTGTAATTATCCGAACAACTTGTTCATATTTGCCACTTCGGGTTTTTCTGTTTCAACACTAAATAATTTTTCTATTTGTTCATCATCACGAAATCTAACAGTATAATCTTGTTGTACCTTGTTCCTTCCAATACGACCCATTGCTTGAATAATTTTTTCTTGCGTAAGTTCCATATCCTTACTCAAGTAACCATGACAAAACTGATAATTTGTTCCATAGATATAGTCACTTGAAGCAATAATCATGTATAAACGCTGCGTTTCTGCCATTTTTTTCATAATTTCAGTATAATCAATGCTTTTATGATTTGTAAATACTCCTATTCCCATTAATAACAATATTTTCCAAATAGATTCAACATCATTCAGCAACATGATCTTTGTAACAGTCTCTTCGTCTATTGATGACGTAAATGCATTTGTTATATTCATATTTTCAGCCCATTTTTTTAGATGTGCGCTAGTATTTGGTACAAATGTTTCATTTAGTTTTGCAACCTTTATCATAGAACGCAAAATTTCTAGCTCCTTTTTCATCTTGTGCAACTCTGGACTTTCAACAATACGATCTAGTTTCTTTACCTTTCCTTCACTTTCAGGACCCATGTTTTTCTCAACCAAGTCCTCCACATCCTTTTCTATTTTGGAAATCTTTTCATTCACTGTATTATTAAAGTCAATTTTTTCCATGATATCAGTCATCATCTTTTCCGGTATATTCGCTTGTTGAAGACAAAATTTGGAAATTTTTTCCACGTCTGCTGCTAGGAATATAGTTGGTCCGTCTGTCAATGTATACGCATCCTTTGTAGTTACAAAGACACCAAAATTACTGCTTGCACTAGAAGGCTGATAATTCGCTTGCAAGGTAAATACAGATTCACTTTGAACTCTGATTAGTTCAGATCCAGCCAAAGATTTGGGTTGAATAGTTGACTGTCCGGACTCAATACCTGGACCAAAACTCGCCGTCTTTTTCATTCTTACTCCATTACTATCCACAGAATCATTAGACTCCATTTTTCTTTTTCTTGAAGAATACATGTCCATATATACATTTCCCCATATTCCTGAATAAATGCTCTTCAAGAGCTTCAAATAATAGAGTTTAATATTTGTGGGTGTAATTTCATTCAATGAACTAAAGTGTCTCGCAATTTTTGAATTGCTAGGAATATAACTCGTTTTTTGTAAATACATTATAAATTTCACAACCTCTTCTAAATCAAAATATCTCAATAAAGTCAAGTAATTTTCGCAATGAGCGACAACCTCTAGAATATGTGTATAGTCTTTATACAAAGTATGAGGTAAAACTACATATCCGTTTTTATTCAATATTGGTATGGATTTCTTACAATCGTGACTAACAATATTATACACAGTAGCACCTGGAAATTTCAAATGAAAACTTGATACTGTTTCAGGCAACTCGTGCAACTTTGGAAGTGTGGCAGAAGATAAAACCATATTCGGTATAAGATTAATTGTCCAGTTTTTCTTTATAATTTCATGAAATTCATGCTCCGAGTAGTCCATTGTGATTGTAGGTTCATCCCAATAAGTAACAACATCTTCTGATCTATTAAATGCTAACATATAGAGCATTGCATATTCATACGATTTTATATCACAAATCATAATCTCTACTTTGTCACCGATTGTATTATCCACTTTCCAAATACCGCCCGATTTGTAGTTTTTAGTATATTCTTTGGCAGCAAAATAGTGTAGACGAATATCTTCTGTACAAGAACAACCAAATGCAAACGCCACTTTTTTTTGTAGAGATACAGCAGCCTTTGCTAAAGCCAGACCAACATGTCTCGCAGCACAAACAAATATTACCTTGTACTGATTAGATATTCCTATAGGTGTCAATGTTTTTCCAGTTCCAGTTGGAGCAATATACAGAACAAGTTTTGGACCCGGATTTTTTATCGCAGTAAATATTTCTTTTTGATGTTCATAAAGACACATGTCTGAATACTCGGTAAGAGTTTTATTTTTTTCAATATAATTCATAGCATTTTCAATAATATAGTCAATCCGAACATCTTCTTCAAACTTTTTCAGCAACTGTTTGACAATATTAGAAATGTGACGATTTATTTGATCCACTTTATTACGTCTCAACTTGTAGAGTGTAAAATAATGATACATCCATTCATTTTTGTCACGTTTCTTATACTTTAATAATTTTTCAACATGATCAATCAAGACATTTTCATAAATACCCGAGTTTTCCAACGATTCTACTGTATTTTTTTGCATGCGAATCAAATCGGCTTTTTTTACATTTACAATTGTAATAACATTTGTATGAATAAAATCAGCATTGTATTTTTTTATCAGCTGCTGCATTTTTTCAGAAAAGTATTTATTGTATAAATAATCTTCTATAGATTCAGTATACTCCATTTTAATAAAACGAAATAACGACAATGACTTGTTATACTTTACATTTACATCCGAATATCCTGACATGATCAATTTCAATACCTCAATCTCATCTGAAGATACAGGCTCTTCAATAGATTCCCACTCGGATTTTGTCAATTTTCTTTGTTGTAAGTCCATGATTTAATCAAGTAGACTTGTTAAGTTGTAATAGATAATGTTGTACAGGTATACTTAAACCCTTTTTAGTATTCAATTTTAAAAAAAATGAAGTAGAATAATAGCTACAAGAGATGTATTACACAAATATACATCCACTAAAAGTATGTCAAAAATCATATCTATTGAAGGTAATATTGGTTCCGGGAAATCTACACTGGTTTCCCTATTAAAGGATACATTTGAAAACACCAAATCAATCCCAGATAATGTTATATTTCTACAAGAACCGGTAGATGAGTGGGAAAACATAAAAGATTCAGCAGGAAATACAATGCTAGAAAAGTTTTATCAGGATCAAGAAAAATACTCTTTCCCTTTTCAAATGATGGCATATATTTCGCGTTTGGCGCTATTGAAACAAACTGTAGAAGATAATCCTGAGGCTATTATTCTTACGGAAAGAAGTCTATATACAGACAAGTACGTGTTTGCAAAAATGTTGTATGATTCAGGGAAGATTGAAGATGTCAATTATCAAATCTATTTGAGATGGTTTGATACTTTTGCATCAGACTTTCCTATACGTGGTATTGTTTACATATCATCAAATCCAGAAACATGTAAACAACGAATTCAAAAACGTTCTAGAACAGGTGAACATGTGATTTCATTAGAGTATTTGATAAATTGTAGCACTTACCATGATGAGATGGTTCTTACAAATGCAAATATTCTTACCTTGGACGGAAATTTAGATATTCAAGATATGAAGGAATCATGGATAGACCAAATTACAAAATTTATTCGTTAATAAACGCATTTCAAGAAACTTCGTAGAATACTTTTATTTTTTATCTAACCCAAAATATAAACTTTTTAATTTATTATATTTTTAATTCAAATGTGCGGAATTATTGGATTTTTGGGTTCCTATAATTTCAAAAAATATATTCAATCCGGTTTAGAATTATTACAAAATCGCGGATATGATTCAGTAGGAATTTCATTTATTACGGAAAATAATAAATTGGAAACTATAAAATTTGCAAATGAAAATCATGATTCCTTGAAGATGCTTGAGGAAAATATGAGAGAAATTTCAGAAGAAGGTTATTTAGGAATCGGGCATACACGGTGGGCAACACATGGTCCAAAAACAAAAACAAATGCCCATCCACATCAAGATAATGACAAAAAAATAGCAATTGTACACAACGGCATCATTGAAAACTATAGCCAACTAAAAAAAACACTTACAGACGAAGGTTATTTTTTTCTCTCACAAACTGATACCGAAATTATTTCTGTGATGATTGGTAAATTTTTGAAAGAGGGAAGTGATATGAATGAGGCTATACAAAAAACAACAGGCATTTTATCTGGTACATGGGCGCTGGCAATTATTCACGAAGATTATCCGAACAAATTATGGATAACTAGAAATGGTTCTCCGCTTTTGTTGGGTATGGAAGAAGACTATGTAATGATCGCTTCAGAAAAGATTGCGTTTTCCAATTATATCACAAAATATATTGCTCTAGAAAACAATGATATTATTGAAATTACCAAAGATGGAAACAGTATAAAATATAGTATTGATATTCACAAAAATTATACAGTAAGAGAGAAGGAAAGTGTATTAATTGAGATTACTCCAGAGCCATATAATCACTGGATGTTGAAAGAAATATTTGAACAACCACAGTCTATTATTCGCGCATTCAATAATGGAGGCCGGATTGAAAATACATCTAGCGTAAAATTTGGAGGTCTAGAAGATTCTAAAGAATTATTGCTTGATATAAATCATATTATTTTACTTGGTTGTGGTACATCATATCATGCGGGGCTCTGGAGTTTAGATATTTTCAAATCATTGGAAATTTTTGATACTATTCATATGTACGATGGGGCAGAATTTTCAGTAAAAGATGTACCTAGAAAAGGTAAAACCGGTCTTATTCTTCTCTCTCAATCTGGGGAAACTAAAGACTTGCATCGTTGTATTGAAATTGCAAGAGAGAATGAACTTGTAACAATAGGGGTTGTAAATGTACCAGATTCTCTTATTGCACGCGAGACAGATTGCGGAGTATACTTGAATGCAGGAAGAGAAGTAGCAGTAGCATCTACAAAATCATTTACAAATCAATGCATTATTCTATCTTTGATAGCATGTTGGTTTTCTCAAAAGAAGGGAACGATGATTGAACGTCGGAAACAAATTATTCAAGACTTGCAGAATTTATATCTACAAATAAAGTACATATTAGATACATCTGAAACTGCTGTAAAATCTATTGTTGATCAACTTATAGACAAAGAACACCTGTTTATTTTGGGAAAAGGAACAAACCATGCAATTGCGTTAGAAGGAGCATTAAAGTTCAAAGAAGTCGCGTATATTCACGCAGAAGGATATTCTTCATCCGCATTAAAACACGGACCATTTGCTCTAATTACTCAGGGATTACCTATTATCATTTTAGATATTGATGAAGTGAACCGAGATAAAACAAGTAATGCGGAACAAGAAGTTTGCGCAAGAAACGCCCTAGTTATAAAAGTTTCTGATTTATATGATAAACAAAATAATAGGATGCATATGAAAATTCATCAAAATCATACTTATGGGGGATTATTAGCAAATTGTTATTTGCAGCTTATCAGTTATTACTTGTCTATTGCAAAAGGAATTAATCCGGATTTTCCTAGAAACTTGGCCAAGGTTGTAACTGTTGAATAAAATTTCCGAATATATATTTTATTTATCAATATAAAGACATTCTCATTGAGGAATAGAAGAAATATGGATTCTGAAAAAAAAGAATATGCATTATATTTTGATGGTGCGTCAAAAGGTAATCCTGGATTAGGTGGGATTGGATTTGTAATTTATGACTTGTCTTCTGGTTCAGAAATTTGTGCAGAAAGTAGATATATAGGTAAACATGTAACAAATAACTATGCTGAATATACTGCTCTATATCTGGGGTTAGAAAAGGCTCTTTCGTTGAATCTTGAACGGCTAATTGTATATGGTGATAGCTTACTTATTGTAAAACAGATGAATGGAGAATATTCAGTGAATTCACTCAATATATTCAACTTGCATAAAAAATCAAAAGACATGTCTAATAAATTTTTGGAAATTTCATATAATCATGTCTCACGAAATAAAAATAGAAGGGCTGATGCTTTGGCAAATGAGGGTGTCAATAGCCGATTAGCCCAGACCGAAGAGCCTGTCTAGGCTTGTATTTCAAAAAATCCAACTCTTTTTTAGTTGTCATAAATTCTTGAAAGCCAAAAATATCTTGCAACATGAGCCATTCAAATATTCCTCCAGGATACAAGGAAATATTAGAAAATCCCATTTTAAGAAGTTGGTGATATTTTTTATAAATAGTTTCATCATTTGAGTTCTTACCATAAATAATTAAATGTATATTTTTTTTACCTTGTTGAATAAGTTTATTCATTGTATATTCTTCTTCATGTGCTGGAATAGTATTCAATAGCAAACAACCTTGCTCACTTTCTGGAAGCGTATTTATCAACAAGTACCCATCCGGCGATTTTGTAATTTTTTGCACATCTTCAAAATTTATTTTTTGTATGGATTGTGTAAGTCCCATATTTATTTAAATGATTTATATTTAAATAACTATGACGAATAAGTAATTATGGAGGAGAAAGAAAAACAAGAGAAAAAAACACAAGAAAAAGAAAACAAAACACAAGACAAAAAATATTTTTGCTATTTTTTGGGTCAACCTGACAATTGGCAAGGCGAAACCTATAATGGTTATACTGTAAATTTAGAGAGAAGACTTCGTCAACATAATGGAGAAATTAAAGGCGGAGCGTTTGCCACAACAAAAAAAGGAAAAGACGCATGGAAATTCATCTCAGTAATCACATCATCAGAGTGGAAGGATGTATCTCGTGCTATGCAATGTGAATGGCAGTGTCGCTATCCCACAAGAAAAAAACCACGTCCCCGATGCTATGCCGGTGCAAGTGGACGTATAAATAGTCTTTCTGAAATTTTCAAATTTATCCAAGATCCTGTCAATGTATATATTTGTGCCGAATTTTACGAACAAGCAAAGACTCTGGAGTTACCATCTCACGTAACTTTACACAAGGAATTAAATGAAATTATCTAGCGTGATACTCTGGTGTTCTATTTACTTTAAATTTCACGCTCAATAAATTCACTTATCATTGGAAATATAGGTTGAATTGCATTTGCACAAGCAATTGCCACTTCTTTATGTTCTTTTTGTGTTCCATTTCCAGAACGCAAACTAATATAATGAACCCATGAACGCAAAGTCCCATTCATGTACATGCGGGATTTAGTCATTCCTTCAGGTAAAACTGCCCGCGCCTGTTCTTTAGCAATTCCATTTTCAATTGCCCATTTATATGCTTCTTCTGCATGTTCAGCTAATAGATGTTGCACAGTTTCCCATTTATCTTCAAGAATCACGTCTCTTGTCTCTACACTATTTTGACGATTTTTTGGATCTTGCAATCGCGCCTCTCTCGTTTCAAATCCTAAATCAGCAATGGCATATCGTTGAGAAAATTCTTGAAAAGAAAAAGATCGGTGTCTTAAAATTTGACGTGCAATATCACGAGTAGTTTCAATTTCAACACAAATATTTACCATTTCAAGTGGAGACCAGTGTTTATTTTTCAAGAGATATCGTACAAGTCTATCATTTGTTTCCGTATTATTTTGATTTGCCGGATTAGATACACGCGCACAATAACATACCAAGTCTAAAATACTTTGATGCTCCGAGGAATGAGAGTGTGGAGGTTGAGAGAAACTAATTAGCCGCGCTGTCATTCTTAGAGAATATATATGATAATGTGTACAACATATTTAACTCATTATCATATTTTATTATATACTTTTACAACTTTATTCAAATAGTTGAATTAGTTGAATTGTACAACAATCTCCACCTTTTCCTTTTTAATACTTTTTGATGCAGATATGGACAACTCCTCACGCTTCTTTCGCGTCTTTGAATTTTCCCCAGGAGTTTCTTTTCTTTTAGATGTGCTATTTCTATTGTTCATATCCTTTTCAATCATCTCATAATTTTCTTCAATAAAATCTACTACGCGATTTTCAAGCGCCCATTTAAAAAAATTCAACTGGCCAATGGTTGTTTCAATACATGTACCATCCTTGTATGGAATACTTATTCTCTCCCATCTACAAAAAGGATCAAATCTCTTCTTGCTATACGCTTTAAGCTTCAACTTGTAATCCACATAAACCTTGAACCTTCTGCAGTATGCGGGGTCATCAATCATATAAGTCGTATAGTACTTTTTTGCATAATTTGTAGCAAACCAATCCACTATGCGAAGAGATATTTTAGATTCACCCGTAATAATCTTCAACATTTTTTCCAAAAGAGAATGGTCTTTATAAAAATCAAGTAAATTATTCAATAATAAATCATTTTGGGTTGCATAGCTAGTAATTGCTGACATGTATTCTTGCAATTCAACTTCTTATTTTTTTAAATCTTTTTCGTTCTAAATGTATATTTTTTATAATTAAGGAGTTTTTTCGGTGGAAGAAACCTTGTCCATATTTGTGGCGACCGGTTTCAAAAATTGATTTTGAGCAATTACGTCATTTACATAATTGTGTTCTTTAGTAACATCTAAAAATGGATTTCTCCCAACTTGAGCAACCATTTCTCTTTCAGCCATCCTATTGTGCATATCTTCGCGCTTATTCTCTGCTCTATAAAGTGGTGCAAAGTGTATAGACTCGGGTTCATCACAAGTGAGTGCTTGTACGAATGCATTATTATCAATAACTTCTTTTGGAATAATAGGCTCAATAGATTCATAAGGAGGACGCATAACTCGGCTGCTTCTCTCAACAATATCTCCATTTGTCCAGTTCCATTCTATTACTTTGGGTTGTTGCGTAATCATTAGTAATACAAAACATTATATATTGTATAATTTTACACAATAGATAAATGGATGAAAATAGAAAATATATACATAATATAAGTTGATGAATTTTATAAAGAAATATACTCCTTTATTATTAGTTGGAAGTATAGCATTAGTTGTTACAGTTATTTTATGGAGAACTTCTGCAAAAGAATCATTTGTAAATGTTGAATTAGCAGCAAAAAATTTACCTTCTGATTATTTAACAAATCCTGCAAGTTTAACTGTAGAATACTGTAGAACTCGCAAACAGTCCACAGTCCCGCCATGTCACATATTTTGTGGATTACATAATTGCAACATTTCTGGATAAAATTTTGTTATACACTATATACATAGAACTATGAAAACTAGCCAATCTTTTTTTGGAATATTTAGTAAAATTTTATTTATTATTATATTCATTTTCATGTTTGGATATATTGTATATTCTCATATTATTCAAGCAAGTAAAGTTCCTCAACTAGTAAATCCACTAACGAAAGTACCAGAAGCACCAGAAGCACCAGAAGCACCAGCACCAGAAGAACCAGCAGCAGCACCAGCAGAACCAGCAGAACCAGCACCAGCAGAACCAGCACCAGCAGAACCAGCACCAGCACCAGAAGCACCAGCAACAAAAGATCCTTCAACAGATATTATATCAAATTGCATCGCTTTATCGGAAGATCAATGTGGTAAAAATAAAAATTGTGTATTTTCTGATGGAAAATGCAGTTATTCAAATATAGTAGTTGATATGATTGTAAAAAGTATAAAACAAATGACACCAAATATACCCAACGAAAAGAGTGATCCAGCCCCTCAATAATTGTCTCTATGAATTTTCATTTGTTTTGTAAATGAAAATTTTTCCTTATTTTGACATCGTCTCTGAAGATTGCAACTCAAACAAGAAATTACTACATTATCATAATTGTGTCCTATATTATTATCAATACGGTCCAAGGTCCATTGTTTTATTTCTCTCACAATCTCATACAAAATAAATATATCCTGTTGACAATAGTGACAAGAGAGAGAACAATCTACAACCATTTGTTTTACTTGTTCAAGAGTTATGAGCTTTTTTTTATTCAATATATCCTTGTCCACGTCTTGTTGTTTATATCCTTGTATTTTTCTCTCTAGTTCTTGAATTATAAACTGTTTTTCTTTGGTTAAAGATGAATCTTGTAATATTTGCAACTGTTTTTCTTTTTGTAAATATTCTTCGGAAAGATTCCATTTCGTTGCAATAACACGTTTTTTTATAGATTCTTCCGTTTTCATAACTTTTTTAATCTTGTATCTATTATTTGTTCCCATTATTTTTATTTGTTTTTCATCATTATAATTGGTTTCTTCATTTACTAGGTCAACGGCTCTACACCCTTCTATATGAACTGTTTTGTTCATTTTTTTAATGATAATATATATTGTTACGATATGTATAATATACATTTATAGTAAAAATAAATGTAAAAAACGAAAATAAACAAACTTAAACAGATGTCTTTATATTAATTATAATAAGAAACTATGGAAAATGAATTAACTATCAGTATAAGTGATGTTGATGTACTAGTAGAAAAAAAAGAGGAGAAAATAGAAGAATGTATAGAACTGAAGAATATAAAATACAAGACGATGCTTATGAAAGGTGCGCCGATTCGCGAAACAAAATCTGCAAATAACTTGAGTACACTGGAACAATTTTTAGAAGACGAAAAGAATAATAGCAAAGCCGAATCTTGGACAAAACTAGACAAGACTATAAAAACAAAAAAGCTCTTTGATTTTGCAATTAAATACAAGGAGGAGAATGACCTTAATGGAGAAGAATATGATATTCTTTTAAAATTTCTGAAAGAATGTTTGGATAAAAAAAAAATTTCAAAAGTAAAAGATGTCGTTTATGATAAAGATGTTGGTTTCATTAAAGAAATACCTGCGCTTGTGTATGTAAAGTCTTCTAAAAAATTCACATTAAAAAATACTGAAAAGCATATTTCAACTCTGAAAAGTTTACCTCCAAAAAAAACGAGCACTATAAAAAATCACACAACCACAGGATTATTTGAAAAATGATTTATACTAGTTTTTTACTTTGTTTTACCTTGTTTTACTTTGTTTAATTTTGATTAACTTTGATATAGATAGTATTTATATGTATAATATACATACTATAAATTTTACCAACATGAATCTTTGCTTTGATTTTGACCTAGAATTAGAAAATATACTAGACCAAATTGTAGCAGATGAAGAAGATTCGGAATTCATCAATGAACCTGAAGATTTTGTAGAATCCTTGTTGCACTTGATGGAACTTTATATTAAAGAAAATCCAAAACAAATTACGGATCCCGATTTTCATGATACATTTGAAGAAGATCTGCGTGAACTAGTAGACGTACAACTAGAGGATCACTCCATTTTTTATAATGAAGAAGAGCTGGAAGATTTTATAGAAGAAGTATTTGAGCTTTTTTATGAAACAATTATGCCGCGTAGATCATTTGCCGATTCCGAAATTTTATATAGTCCCGAAGTTGATAAAATTTCAAAACAAATTAATCATCTTCGTTCTCTTCCTCAACCTACACAGCGAACACCGGAATGGTATAAATTTCGTCATAATTTAATCACTGCGAGTAATGCGTATAAAGCATTTGAGAACTCTTCTGCAAGAAACCAACTCATATACGAAAAATGCCAACCACTGGTTACATCTTCTGATAATTTGAATTCAGTCCAAGGATTCGTTAATGTGAATACTCCATTGCATTGGGGACAAAAATATGAACCCGTATCAGTTTTAATTTATGAATACATGTTTGATACAACAATAGAGGATTTCGGTTGTATTCAACATCCCGTATATAAATTCTTGGGAGCATCTCCTGATGGAATAAATGTGGATCCTCAGAATGAAAGATACGGGAGAATGTTGGAGATTAAAAGTGTTGTAAGTAGAGAGATTGATGGTATTCCAAAAACGGAATATTGGATTCAAATGCAGCTTCAGATGGAGACATGTGACTTGGATGAATGCGATTTTCTTGAGACAAAATTTCTAGAATATGAAACAGAAGAAGAATTTCTGGCGGATGATGAAAGCGAGTACAAGGGAATTATTCTTTATTTTTCGGATGGATCCAAACCAATATACAAGTATTGTCCAATCAACTTGCATGAATATGAAGATGATTATGGAAAATGGGAAGAGGACACGATGAATGAAAATGAGCATAAAACTTGGATTAGAACCATATATTGGCGTGCCGAAAAGGTGAGCTGTGTCCTTGTTCAAAGAAACCGATTATGGTTTGAGTTGAATATACATGAACTAAAAAATATATGGGATATTATAGAGAGAGAACGTGTGGGAGGATTTGAACACAGATCGCCGAATAAAAGAACAAAAAAAGAAGACAACACGCCTCAAATATCCAGCGGTACATGTTTTTTGAACATAAACAAGCTTTCAGGAAAAACGGACGTTGTATCACCCAAAAATACAATTAAAAAATCTCCATCCAACACGATATTACTCGGAAATAATTTACCTATTCAAGTTGTGAAAATACGCACCGAGTCATTTGATGAAACGAAAAAACAACTCAATATATTATAATAATATTATCCCATCCTACCCAACACTCCAAACCTATTTACGTGTAAATTATGTTAATTTATACGCAACTTTTTAACCTCCAACGCGTTGTATTTAAGCCCAATAAATAATATATATATTCCAAAATAACTTAAAGAAACTTGCCGATTTGATGAAAATTTCGCCAAGACTGTTTTCGGATTTTCAATTTTGGACATTTATTTTTGTCCATTTTTGAAATCCTGAAACACTTTTTGGAAAAAAACGCTCAAAATTGTGTTGTGACCATAATGCTCACAAATACATTTTTATGTTAAAATATTTGTTAGCATATTTTTTTTCGGTTTTTGAGTTAAAATTTTTGCAACTTTTTTCATTGAAATATATAGGAAAAGTTGTCAATGAAAAAGTTGCAAAAAGTTGCAAATGAATACTGTTGCTGCATATGTGACTATTCTACGTCACGAAAAAGTAGCTGGGAAAAACATATTAAGACTGAAAAACATATTTTCAATAATTTCAATAATATTGAAAAAGTTGCAGACAAGAGCTATTTATGTCAGGAATGTAACAAAGCTTATAAAGATTCCTCTGGATTATGGTATCATAAGAAAAAATGCCAAAAGTTGCAAAATTTAGATATAATGGAAGAACAAATATCTGACCAAGATAAGGTTGATGTTGTACAACTAACTGCAATGTTTATGGACTCCATAAAACAAAATCAGGAGTTTCAAAAACAAATTTTTGATATAATAAAGGATGGTATCGTAACAACACATAACTATTCCAATAATAGTAACAACATGATAACAACAAATAATAATAATAATAAATTCAATATGAATTTCTTTTTGAATGAGACGTGTAAAGATGCTATGAATTTATCTGAATTTGTAGAATCACTACATATTACTGTAGATGATTTAGAAAATGTTGGGAAGTTGGGTTATACTGAAGGCATATCCAGAATATTTACAAATGGGTTGAAGGCGTTGGATGTAAGTAAAAGACCTATACACTGTAGTGATGTAAAGAGAGAAGTTGTATACGTGAAGAATGATAATATGTGGGTAAAAGAAACAGACCAGTTAAGAAAGGCAATTAAACTAATTACAAATAAGAATATAAAACTCATTCCAAAATGGAAAGAGGCAAATCCAGGTCATCACTTGTACCATAACAAGAGAAATGATGACTATTTGAAAATCATGTATGAATCCATGGGTCCTACAGATGAGGCAGAAGAAAAAAAATTCTTTAGTAAGATCATCTCTAATTTGGCAAAGGAAACGGTAATTATGAAATGATATAATTTTGGTGAAATGGGATGTGAAACGAAAGAGACCAAATTGAATTTGATGAAAAATCGCCAAGACTGTTTTCGGATTTTCAATTTTGGACATTTATTTTTTATTTCACATCCCATTTTTTTATTCCCGAAATACTTTTCTGAAAATTATCTTCAAAATCGTGTTGTGATGAAAATTTTTTTATATTTTGAGTAAAATTTTTTACAACTATCCTTAGTTATCACAACAAGCGAAACGATGATTATTTGAAAATCATGTATGAATCCATGGGACCCACAAATGAATTGTTAGAGGCAGGTATTCGTCGTGATTTCATAAAAATATTATTTTAATAAATAATATTTTTATATTAATATTATTATAATAGATTCTTTAATGAGCCCTAAACTTTGCAAGAAATCATGTGTAGACGTAAATTTTTTAGTATATATTATTCTTTCTATTTTTGTTATATGTATCATATATTTAATTTATTCTAAGAAGATTAAAG